GACCGAACTCGGGTCGGTCACCCCCAGGTTGGCGACCCCGCCGATCGAATCGCATATCGGGTATGGGGGGTGGTTGTCGCGGGAGTGGTCCTGGGGGTGGGATTGCATCGAGTTCCTCGAGAAATGTTTGGGTTGGCGGTTGCTGGAGTGGCAGCAGTGGCTGTATGTCCACGCGTTGGAGAAGGGCCCGGACCGGCAGGGGTTTCGGTTCTCCAGGATCTGTGTGCTGGTGTCCCGGCAGAACGGGAAGTCGCAGTGGTTGAAGGGGTTGGGGTTGTGGCGGTTGTTCATGGATCCGTTGGGGCAGTCGACGGGGGGGTGTCCAGGTGCGAAGACGGTGTTGATGGCGTGTCAGAACTTGAAGTATGCCGAAGCGATGTTGAAAGAGGTCGCGGAGGATCTTGGTGGGTGTCGGGGTTTGCGGGGGGAGTACACCAAGCATCGGTTGGATAACGGGTCGAATCGGATCGAGTTGACGAACGGTCGGCAGTGGCGGGTGGTGGCGGCGAATCGGCGGGGTGGCCGGGGGATGGCCGTGGATCTGGTTCTGCTTGATGAGTTGCGTGAACATCAGAATTCTGATGCGTGGAACGCGATTGTGCCGACGACGACGGCGCGGCCGCATCCGCAGGTGGTGTGTTGTTCAAATGCGGGGGACGCGAAAAGTGAGGTACTCCGTACGCTGCGGGATGGTGCGAACGCGCGGATCGTGGCGGGCACCACGAAGGACACGCGGGTTGGGTTGTTTGAGTGGTCGGCGCCACCTGACAGTGATCCGCGTGATGAGACGGTGTGGCGGCTAGCGAATCCGGCGATGGGCGCTTCCGGGATGTTTCGGCTGGCGGATTTGCGGGGGTTTTTGGAGGCGCAGCAGTTCCGCAACATGCCGGGTTTTATGACTGAGCATTTGTGTATGTGGGTGGATGCGTTGGAGCCGGGGATTATGCCGGCGGAGCATTGGGCTGAGACCCTTGACCCGGAGTCGCATCGGGCTCGGGGGGCGGCCGCGTTTGTGGCGGTCGACGTGAATTATCAGCGGTCGATGACTTATGTGGCGGTCGCCGCGGCCCGGGCCGGGGGTGGGACGCATGTCGAGTTGATCGCGTCGGCGGGGGGCACGGATTGGGTGATCGATTGGCTGGGGGCGCGGAAGGGGAAGTTCGCGGGGATCGCGGTGCAGAAAACATCGGCCCCCGTCTCGGGGTTGATTCCGGAGATGGTGGCCGCCGGTTTGGAGGTCACCCCGGTGGTGGCCGGGATCGATTTGCAGACGGCGTGCGGGTTGTTGTTCGACGGGGTGGTGGAGCACACGATTTGGCATCGCCCGGACCCGGTGTTGGATCGGGCCGCCGCTAGTGGGGTGGCCCGGCGGACGGGGGATGCGTGGGTGTTCGACCGCCGCGCCTCCCCAGTCGATGTCGCGCCCCTGGTGGCGGTGGCGAATGCGGTGTGGCTGGCGAACTATATACCCGATGTCAAGAACCCGGTGTGTCACGCGTGGCCGGACGAGGAAGTCATTGCACAGTGGGAGCAGCCGCCGGTACGCCTGGACGATGAACTGGAGCGGGCATGGATGAGAATGTGACCCCGATCGGTGCCCGGCTGGGTTCGCAGCGGTTGTTCCCCGATGATGACCCCGATTCGTTCTTCGGCAACAAACCTACCCTGCCGAAGAATGCGGTGCCCCCGAACCCCACGGCGGCCAGCCCTGTTCCGACTCCCCCGGCCGCTGCGGGGGCACCGCCCCACTTCACGTCTGTTGCGTCGACGGTGTTGGAGTTGACCGGGATCACCGCCCTGGCGGTGGGGGGTTGGCTGATCGCCCCGTATGTGGGGTTGATGATCGCGGGGGTCGCGTTGATTCTTTATGGGATCGCAGTGAGCCGATGAGTATCCTCGCCCGCCTCCTGCACCGCGCCGAGCTCGGCGCCCTTGAGGTCCGTGCCCTGCAATCGTCGGCGTTCGTCCCACCCCCCCAAGTTGGGGTCATCGACGACTTCGTCGGGGTGCATCGCAGCATGGCGAACATGACCGTGTATGGGTGTGTGCGGTTGCTGGCGGACACGATCGCCTCGTTGCCGTGGGCGGCGTACCGCAAAGATAAGAAAGGGATCCCGGTCAAACTGGATCCGCAGCCCGCCATCATTAGACAGCCATTTCCTGGGTTCAACCTTTTTCAGTGGAAATGGATGGTCGTCGCGAATTTGGCGTTACGCGGGAATTCTTATCACCTGATCACGTCACGGGACAGCGGGGGGACGCCGACGGCGTTGATGCCGATGCACCCCGACATCGTGTTTTTGGAGAGACGCCCGGATATTTTGGCGTGGTTCGATCCGATCTACCGGGTGATGGGTGAGCAGGTCAACAAAAACGACATCTGCCACATCCGGCGTTTCACGATGCCCGGTGAGCCGTGGGGGCTGTCCCCGATTCGGCAGGCCGCGGTGGCGATCGGATTGTCGCTGTCGGCTGAAGAGTATGGCTACCGCTGGTTTAAGGAATCGGCTTCGCCGTCGGGGTTGTTGATGACGGATCAGAATTTGGATCCCGAGAGTGTGGAGCGGCAGCAGCAGAATTGGATCGCGTCTCATGGTGGCCGGCGACTCCCCGCCGTCTTGACTGGTGGGTTTAAGTGGCAGAACCTGTCCATCAGCCCGGATGAGTCCCAGTTTTTGGAAACGAGGGAATTTCAAAGGGAAGACATTTGCATCATGTTCGGCGTCCCGCCAGTGCTGCTGGGTCATACGAAGGCCGCGACCGCATGGGGAACTGGAATTGAACAGATTACTCAGGGTGCGGTGACTTATTCGTTCCGGTCGTGGACTTCGTGTATTGAGAGTGCGTTGTCTGATTTGTTGCCCCGCGGCCAGTACATCTCCACCGACTTCGATGCCCTCTACCGGGGTGATATCGACACCCGGTATAAGGCGTATCAGACGGCGATTCAGGCTGGGTGGGCTAACCGCAACGAGGTTCGGGCGAAAGAGGAGATGGAGCCGGCTGACGGTTTGGACACTTTCTTGCAGCCGGTGAATATGGCGCCGTCTGGGTTCGACCCCGCGAAAACCGCCGCCCTAGCCGCGAAAGGCCCGGCCGGGGAGAAACCCGCCGACACCGAACCCGGTTTCGGTGGGCGCCCCCAAACCCCGTCAACCAACGGATCCCCCGTAGGAGCAACATCATGACCAGCATCGCCGCCGCCGCGCACGCTAACCGGGTCAACCTGCTCAACGTCCCCGAAACCAGGGCGGCGTGCCCCTTCGAATACCGCCGGGACCGCGACGGGCGGATCGTGCTGGAAGGCTACGCCGCCACCTTCGACCCCTACGACGTGTACGGCGGCCCCGACAAAGGCGGCTGGACCGAGCAGCTGCAGCGCACCGCGTTCGACGTCACCCTGGCCAGCAAACCCGACGTGATGCTGCTGGTCAACCACGAGGGGATGGCGCTGGCCCGCACCACCACCGACACCCTGTTCCTGACCCGCGACCGGGCCGGCCTGAAAATCCGGGCCCTGCTCGACCCCGCCGACCCCGACGTCCAAAGGCTGATCCCCAAGTTGAAGCCGCAAGCCAACGGCCGCTCCAACATGGACGAAATGTCGTTCGGGTTCCGGGTCAAAGACCAGCTGTGGGACCAGTCGTACACGCAGCGCACCATCACCGAGGTGTCGCTGCACCACGGAGATGTCAGCGTGGTGAATTACGGCGCGAACTCGGCGACCCAGGTGGCGATCGGGGATGCGCTCGAGGCCGCCGCCGCCCTGTCCGAGGGGCAGCTGGTGGAGCTGCGTCGCCTCGACGCGAGCCTGGCCGACGCTTTGGACGCGGTCGCCCACGGGTACCGCGCCGACTCCAAGAAACCCTACGGCGACGTCGCCTACGCCGACCCGAAAAACGGAAAATACCCGATCGACACCGAAGCCCACGCGAGAGCCGCCTGGTCCTACATCAACATGCCCAAGAATCAAGCGGGGTATACCGGCGGCGAGTTGGCGGCGATCAAGGGCCGCATCAAAGCCGCGTTGAAGAAATTCGGGGTGGATGTCGCCGACGACAAAAAATCGGAGCCCCCCATCCCCTACAGCGCGCCGGCGCCGGCCATCGTCCGCGGCGAGTATCTGCCGCCCGGGCCCGCCGACCCGGCCACCGTCCCCTACACCAAAGACGACGACGAAGACGAGGACGAGGACGGGGTTGGGGGGTGTGATGTCGAGGCGTTCGGCTGCCCCGCCAACGACACCATCAGCGTCGGCCCCATCAGCGCGGCGCTGCAAATGGTGCGCGAAGCCGCCGACCCCGCCGGGCTGCGGAGCATCACCGCCCGGCTCGCCGAACTCGACAAGGTCCGCGTGTCGCTGCCCCCCACCCTGGCCCCGTAGCGTTATCATCGGCACCCAAGTCGCGAATCTGGCACAGAACGGCGACAGCCCGGCACGGGCATGGCCGGCACGGCCAACCCCCAACCCTGTCACGCCTAAAGAAAGAGCCGCCGTCATGCCCAGCACCGATGCCGTCGAAAACAACTCGATGGAAGAATTTTTGAAACGCCTCATCGAGCAGCGCACCCAGCTGGTGGAAAAACGCGACAACCTGGAACGCAAAGCCACCGCCATCCTGATGGTCGCCAAAGACCAGCACGGCGACACCCTCTCGGCCGAAGAGGACGCCGAAGTACGCGCGCATGTCGACGAGATGCGCGGCCTCGGGGAAAACATCGAAGCCCTCGACAAACGCATCCAAGAGGTAGGCGAAGAAGTCCGCCGCTCGGGAACCATCGCTAACAACCTCGCCAAAGTTCGGCACACCGAACGCGCCGCCGTCCACGTCAAAGAGTCCGCGGTCTACACCAAAGAAAACCGGCACCACCGCTCCTATGTGAAAGACCTGATCCGGTTGACGATGAACCTCGACCCCGACGGGGAATCGCGGCGCCGCCTCTACGACCACGCCCAGGATGTCGCCAACAACCCCGAATACCAGGAGTACCGCGCCGACATTTCCCGGGTCGACGGGTCCGGCGGCTACGCGGTGCCGCCGGCGTGGTTGATGGATCAATACGTGACCTACGCCCGTCCGGGCCGGGCGTTCGCGAACGTCACCCAACGCCAAACCCTGCCCGGCGGAACCGACTCGATTAACGTGCCGAAGATGTTGACCGGCACCACCGTCGGCGTGCAGACCGCCGATAACACCGCCGTGTCAGAAACTGCCCTGACAGATACATTTATCAATGCACCGGTCAGAACAATTTCGGGTCAGCAGGGGGTGGCGATCCAGCTGATCGACCAGTCCCCGATCGCGTTCGACGACGTCGTGTTCCGTGACCTGGTCGCCGCGCACGCCGCCGTCCTGGACACCCAGGTCATCGGCGGCAGTGGATCCAGCGGCCAAGTACTGGGGGTCGGGAACACGCCGGGTATCACGTCGGTCGCCGCGTCCGCGGTCACCATCGCCGGCGTGTACAGCGCCCTGGCGAACGCGGTGCAAACCGTACACACCACCCGCTTCCTGCCGCCCGAAGTGATCGTCATGCACCCCCGCCGCTGGGGTTGGTTCCTGTCCCTGCTCGACGGGAACCAGCGCCCGCTGGTGCTGCCCAACGGCAACATGCCGTTCAACGTGGTCGGTGTCCTCACCGACGTCGACTCCCAGCAAGTGGTCGGCAACATCCACGGCCTGCCGGTCGTCACCGACCCGAACATAGCAACCAACTCCGGCGCAGGAACCGAAGACATCGTCTACGTGATGCGGTCCTCCGACCTCATCCTGTGGGAATCCGGGATCCGCGCGAGAGTCTTGCCGGAAACCAGGGCAGTCAACCTGACCGTGCTGCTGCAGGTGTACAACTATCTGGCTTTCACGGCCGCTCGTTATCCCCAATCCGTGGTGCAGATCACCGGTTTGACCGCACCAACATTCTAAAAAGTCGGTGCCATGCACCCACTTTTTAATATAGTGGGTGCATGGATGACACCCCAACTCAGCAGTGCGGGAGCTGTAAACAACAGCTC